CCGGGGATTAGATGCGCTGTATTGGATGACGCGAGTATTAGCAGCGCTTGCCGTCGCACGGCGTGGTGTTTGATGGGCGCAGGATGGCGAGGCCTTCGTCAGCCAGGTTCCGCCCGAAACGAAAAAACCCCGACCGAAGTCAGGGCTCTTGGTTTGGTGCCGCCAAAAGGAATCGAACCCTTGGCATCCTGCTTACAAGGCAGGCGCTCTACCGACTGAGCTATAGCGGCTTGATTGGCTGGCGAGGCTGGATTCGAACCAACGACCACCCGGGTAACAGCCGGGGACACTACCGCTGTGCTACTCGCCAATCCTTCTCGGCCATCTCAACGCGTGAAATGACCAAGATAGGCATAGAATGGCTCAATGGATCAGTCATGTCAACTACCTTTGCATGACGCTAGGCTTTCCAGGGCGAATTGCACAGGGTACGGCGCCGGCCTGAATGTAGGGCTCGACTCGTCGCTCAGGTAGTACCGCATTGCCCGATCGGTTATGCCGATCATGTCCGCAGCTTTGCGCTGGCTGAGCCCTGCCTGCTCCAGAAGCCCGCGCAGGTAGCGCGGGTCTGGATTGTGATGACTGGCGTCAGGCTTCTTCACCGAACGCCTCAACCTGGATGCGAACCTTCTCTTCAGTGGTCATCGCGTCGAACTCTTCCTCGGTCATCTCAGCGTTGGCATCAACAAACTCTTGCCAAAGGCGGAAGTTTTCAGCGATTTGCTCGTAGGTGTATTGCTGGCTCATGGTGTCTCTCCTTGGTTTCGCCTCGCCGTTGTGGCTGGCATGGGTTTAGATTATGCGGAACGCTGTTCCTAGTCAACGCTTTCCCGCAAATTTATTTCACGCCGCCTCGCCTGCCACCAATCCCTCAGCAGCCAGGATCTCGTGCGCCTCGATCAGCGCGTGGTCAACGGCCTGCTTCAAGCCCTTGCGGATGTCACGGCGCCAGCGCTCTTGCGTTTTCACAGGCACCGGGTCGTCGCTCCAGTTGTCCATGTTGTACCACCCGGCCGGCAGCACGTTGGTCGAGCGTTTTCCTTCTGCGCCTGGCAATTTAGGGTACGCCCAGGTGACAACACAGCAGTTGATGAACCGAGCCGGCGCCGGGGATTGGATCGTGCCGACCAACTCAGCGATGGCAATGCGCTTGCGGTCTGCGTGAGTCGAATACTGCGCTACCAATGCGCGCCAGTGCTCAGGGCTCAACATCGTATGCAGGCGTGAGAACACCCAGCAGTCCGTCAGGAATGCCGCTTCCTTGCCGCAGATCGCCCCAGGCACACGAGCGGCCTGCACCTTTGGCTCAAAATCACACCCGCCCGCCGAGTTGATCACCTCCGACGCCAGGGCGCGGACTACTGCGGAAACCACGTTGCGATAGGTCATGCTGCTGCTCCCCGTGCTGCTGCCGCATCGCGGCGAAAGAAGGTACCGCCGACGCAGTGAATGAGCGTCTGCTTTCCGTTGGCGTAGGTAATGTCGTGCGTCCAGGTCCAGCCGCTCGGGCTGTCGGTGTTGTAGCCCATGTCCATCAGTGAGCTGGTACCGACTGAGCGGGCCCCGTCGATGATCTCCGCGCCGTGCGAATGGCCTTTCACGACCTTGGCGCCGATGGTGGCGAAGCTCTTGGTTGATCCGCGGGCCCCATTAGGCCCTTTGTGGCCGTGCCACCCGTGTTCTATGCCGTGACGCATGAACGACTCACCAGGCTTCAGCCACAACAGGCGGTCGCCGTGCTTCATCAGCTTGTCCATCCAGTACTGGAACGGGTCGCAGTAGCTGCCCTCGTGGATGGCGCGGAGCATGGCGGCCTTGGTCTCGTGGAAGACCAGTGTGTTCTCCATATCTAGGGCGTGCTCTGCCTTCTCGAGCCACTGCGTGAAGTGGTCGTGGTGGTTCGAATTGACCATCACGGTCTTGTCAGCGAACCCGGAGAGCAGATCGACGTGGCGGGCGGTGACCTTCAGCTCATGCAGCACGCCGCTGGTACCGCTGACATGGCGGCGGAACTTCTCGAAGAACTTGGCGTGGTGGCTGGCTGACCCGAAGTTCAGCACGTCATGCAGCACCAAAGCCTTCGGGCGGATCAGATCGGCAAGCTCCTTGGTGGCCTGCGTAACGACCGGAGAGGCCATCTCCGCATGAATGTCACCCATGGTCAGCACTTCAGCGCGCGGGGCCGGCTCTGCGCCCTTCACGGTGTACTTGGTGGCCAGGTCGATGAAGCTGCCGTCCTTCATCGGGCAAATGTGGCGGATGTGCGTGCGCGGGCCATCCACTTCGACCACTACGGCGCCGAGCGTGTGGTGGAACTTGCCTGAGGCGCCAGCGTTGGTGTCGCTGTAGTTCTCAACAGTACAGGCACCGGTACTCATCACCAGCTTGGCGGGCACGCCCGGGTTCGTGGCCACAGTCTTCAGTGCGATCTTCGGATGCCCGATGATGGCCGAGGCGGTACCGGTCACCGTCTGCCACTTCTGCAGAGGGTTGACTGCGGTCGGCTGGGTCTTGATGTCAGCCAGCACGATCAGGTCGCGGGCGATCTTGGTCCGCTCGCTGACCAGGTAAGGCACGAGGCGGGCATCCCACCACTCGTCATCGCGCTTGGCGTCGCGGTTGGTCGGGTTCTGGTACCGGAGAGGGATGACCATCAGGCGAGCGCCGCGCATCGAGCAGTAAAGCTGCAGCGTCTTGATCCACGGTGAGTGCGCTTTGCTCGCGTTCACGGCACAGGTGATCACGAATGTCTCGCCAGCGGCACTCACGGTTGCGGCCGGAGCCGAACTCGACGGCAGCAAGCCAAGCCCGATGAGGCGCGTCCGATGACGCTCAACGTTGCGGATATCCAGCCCAAGCAGCGCCGCTGCCTTGGCGTTACTGCGCCCCGTCATGGCTTCGACCAGTGTTGCGTCGTCGTGCTTGCGTGCTGCCATTAGGCCGCTCTCCCCTGCTGCATCAGAATTCGGATTGTCTCGATCGCGCGCCCGCTCTTGATCATGGCGGGGTCGCAGCGGTAGACGCGCCACCCTAGGCGGGCAGCAGCGTCGTATTTCTTGAGGTCGGCAGCGAAGCCGGCGCCGCGGGTGTGTCTACCCCCAGCCCAACCGCCGCCCTCGCATTCGATCAGCAATCCGTGCTCCGGCAGCGCAAAGTCAGCGCGCCAGTCCTGCAGCCCAGCCTTGGCCAGACGATCCCGCAGGCCCTTACCAGGCCCTCCACAAGCTTCGGCAGCAAATCGGTACTCTCGGATGGCCTCGATCCCTTCCGCGCGAAGGTGAAGGGCTAGCGCGTCCTCAGCCTGGCTCGCGGTGGATTTTCCCGATCCAGCACTTTTCGCCGGCTTGACCGTGGTTTGGGCTGAGGCTTTACGGATCGGGAAAGTCATCTACTCCCCCTCGCCTTCTCTTCCAGCGCAGCGCGTACCATCTTGCGCAGCAGCGGGCTCATCTTCGACAGCTCGCTCGATACCCACTGACGCCACTTCGGCAGACCCATTGGCTTGCAGCGCTCCCGCATCTTGTCCGCGATTGCGAGCGCAAGCGCTTCCGCATTGGCCTTGGCAATCAGGCCTTCCGCTGTTAATCCACGATTCGCCGCAGAGGAAGTCATCGCTTCGCGCCTCGGTCATTGGTACGCACTCCCAGGCTGCCCAGGCTCATTGCTCCCTGTGCAGTCGTTACGATGGTCATTGGCCTTGGGGCAGCGCTTGTTGCCGCAGACGGGACACAGGATCATCTTCAGCATGTTGAGCGGAATGCCACCAACACTAAGCCCCTGCTCCGCGATACACCGATGGCAGTCGCACTTCTCGTCCGGCGCGAAGTTCATGTGCTTCTCGGTATCGAACGACACGTCCACGCCTTCCACGGTGCGTGGGTCGTTGAAACCCTTCTGCTCATCCGTGCGGCAGTCGATGGTGTTCTGCTGGCCGAATTGCTCGGGCATGTCCGCGATCGTGAAATGCTTGGGCGACTTGTCCGCGTGCATTTCCTTCAGCCGGCCGACGTGCCCGGTCAGCTCGTTGATCAGCGCGCGGTAGCCGCCCTTGTGCTGGCGGTCGTCGTTAAGCTTTCCAGCGGCCTGTGCGTCGACGATGATCGCGAGGCAGGCCAGCGCATGAGCCAGGTGCGGCACGCCGCTGTCCGGGTCGCTCTCTTCGCCTTCGAACCAGGCATTGAGGTGGCGATTGGCGGCGTCGAAGTAGATCGAGGCGCGTACGCCGGATGCGCGCCAGTTGGCGCGGCCGTATTTCAGCATCCCGTCAAGCAGGCCAATGGAGCCCATGGCACTAGCAGTGGTCGGCCACAAGTGGATCGGCAGCTTGCTCGAGCCGATTGCGTCCTTCGGGTTGGATGGCTTCAGCTCACTCATGCTTGCGGCTTCCTCGTTGCTCTGTTGTTTGCGATCAGGGGTATCTGGCCGGGCTTTAGCGGCCATGGGTGTTCCTTGCGGCAGTCGTGGCAGTACAGGGTCTGCTCAGGGCTGTAGCCGGTGGTCTTGTGGGTGGCGTCTACGGGGCAGGTCTTCATGCGGCCTGCTCCAGCCCGATCAGCTCCATGACCCGCGCCGGCAGCGCCAGGCCCATATCCAGCAACTGCAGGGCGCAGTCGCGGATTAGTGTTTCCTGCTTCCCATAGGCCAGCTCGAAGCGGGCCTTGTACGGGTGAACGGCGACGAGGCCCGGCGCGCCGTAGCCGTCTTGGTGATGGCCAGCGCACAGCGGAAGAACCAGCCAGTGCGCGTCAGGCTTGGTGCGGCCATCGACGTGGTGGATGCTCACGACGTGGTTGCGCTGATGGCCTGCCGTGTCGCGATGGCAGGCGATGCAGCCGATATGCTGGGCCAGGAGGTCGTGGTAGCGCTTCTGCTCGGCAGAGGGTGTGCGTCCTTTCATCAGTAGCTCACCCCAAACCAGAACTTCCCAAGGCGCACGTAGCAGTGGGGCCCGTCGTAGTACATCGGCTTGCAGTAGAAGAAAGGCTCGTCCGCTTTGTCTCCACAGGCCGAATCCCAGCCGGCATCCCAGTCGCCGTAACGAAGAGCCCACCAGATGTGCTTGAAGATCGTCATGCCGCAGCTCCTATTCCCCAATGGTCAGCCGTGGTGAAGCGCACGCCATGCTCCGCCGCGAACGCTTCCATCACCTCGAACATGTCCGAGAACCACTTCTTGCTCTGCTTGCGGGTGGAGATGCCAAGGACGACGAAGCCGCCATTCAGGCCTGGAACAGCTCGCTGCTGCTCGACGGCGGCGCTGAATACGTGCTTCCAGTCGGTGTCCTCGAGCTTCTGGCCGTACCACTCAACCTGGCGGCTGATGTCGCGCAACA